ATGAAAGGTTTGGTGCTGACGTTATCGTTACTGATGCTATCCATGAATGCTTTTGCCGCTGGGAAAATAGTGACTGTCAGTAAGTTTGAATTTGGCAAACAATGGGCATTTACCCGAGAAGAGGTGATGTTGGAATGCCGTTCAGGCGGTGCTTTGTTTGTGATAAATCCCAGTACATTAGCGCAATATCCACTTAATGATGTTGCATCTGAACAAATGAAAGCAGGTCATGTCCTCGCGAAACCGCTAGATATTTTATTATTAGATGATAGCGAGAATTCTGGCCAAAAGATGAGTTTGCTACCTTTCCAGCAGCGCGCAATGACCTTATGCGAAAAGTAAGCACGATAACTTGAGCATCGCTACGGCCTTTATTTTCTATTTAACAGATAATTACCATTTCTTAAATGGTGGGTTAATTTGTACCATCTAAATTAGTTTGCAACCGTTATTAATTACTTCTGTTGCTAAGTTGGCGAAACACATGTCCTCGACTACTCTTAAAGAGTATGGCTGAACAAGCCTACGTTAATGCCAACTTTTAGCGCACGGCTCTCTCCCAAGAGCCATTTCCCTAGACCGAATATAGGAATCGTATTCGGTCTCTTTTTAATTTATTGATTTTAAAAGTAATTTTTTGATTTATCGAAATTTATCGAAATTTTATCGAAATCTGATATTCGGTCTTTTATAGCATCACGTATTCTTTCCCCCTTGTATCAAGATACTTGTTCGTCATCTTCTCCGATTTATGCCCCAGCAGTTTCATCGCAAATTCCTTACCTTTTTCCTTTTCATACAATCGTCCGGCCAGGCTTCTGATCTCATGAAAAGTTGGCGGACTCTCATCAAAACGAAAATCTGTTCCTTTTCTCGCCGTTACGAATTTCTTTGTCAGGCTGTCTGGATGTAGTGATCCATCAGGGCTATTTTTTCTGATGCCAGCACTTATCATAAAGTCTGTTTTACTGGCTAATTTACATTGTTCAATCACGGTGCTAAGGCGTAGGCCAACGGCTTTAAGTTCAAGATCTAAGGGTAGGGAGATCATGGCTCCGGTTTTGCCTTGGTCTATCTGTAATCTGCCATCAACAATCTGGTCAAAGCGCATCAGAGATAAATCCTCACGTCGTTGGCCAGTGACTAGCGCCAGATCCATTGATAGCCCAAACCACGCTGGTAATGTGTCAGCGACCTCACGAATAGCGAGATACTGATCCAGTTCCAGGCGCTCACGTTTCACCACCGGTTTAGCTGAGCGTGTCGGTGTCACTGGATTATTATCTATATGGCCCTCGATAATCGCCTCTCGGAAAATATCAGACAACACTGATCGCATGGTGGCGGCCATGGTTTTTTTGTCCTGTGCCACCCAAAACTCTAAAAACTCGGCAATATGGCGCGTGCTGATTTTAGCTAACACCTTGTTGCCCATTTTTTCGCTGATCATGGCTATTTGTCCCTTGCGAACTTTATAGGTGTTTTCGGCCAATTCCCGGCGCTTATAGATCACGTCATATCGTTTTAGCCATGCTGCTAGTGTGAACTCCTGCGTGCCTTTGAGCTTTTCTAGTAGCGCGACAGGAGTGTAGTTTTGTTCAATGAAATTATTGGCTTCAATGGCTTGGGATATGGCGTCTCGCCGGGCAATTTTGCCGAGAGATAATTCCTTTCCAGTTAGCGGGTTGCGCCAATAGAAAGTTAGTTGAACACGCCTAAAGGTGAGGTTTTTGGGCAAATTAGCGTCATACTTTCCCGGCCTTTTTGCCATAACCCATCTTCTCCAATATTGGCGGTATCGTAGAATGTGAAATGTTCAGCGCTTTCGCCATTCTGTAGCTTTTGGGCTGTATATAAATGGCACCGGGCCGCACGCGATATTGTCTGCCGTGTTTTTCTGCGGCAGGGTAAAAGTTACCGTTTCTGGCCCAGCGTTGGAGTGTTTGAATCGTCGGTTTGTCAGTCGTATACGTTTCATCACACCATTCGGTTAATGTCATTAATTTAGCCATTGGTCATACCTCGATATGACCGGCCAGCATAGTAACGTGCTGACCGGTTCAGTTTTGATTTTTAAAAATCAGTTAGCGGACGGCTAACGAACGTTCGCCAGTTTCAAACTTGGCACCGGCTATCAATAGGCCCTCATTTAAGGCAGCTTTGATTTCATCGGCTTTTGGGGTGGTGATAATTTGCACCTGAGAAACGGAGTCTACATATTCATCAGGTAACAAATTCACATCGGTGATAACGAGTTTTTTTATCCCTTTTCGGGCAGTAAAGGTATTGGACGCCGTTTTGATCGAGTCTTTACCGGCCTGAATCATGCATTCCAATATATATTTACGGTAGATTTCAGCCTGATTATCAAAACTTTTCTTGCGTGCACTCATCCGTTTGGCTTCGTTGGCACATATTTCTGCCTGACCCAGCGTGTTACGAACCAATGTCATCAAGGCATCGAACTTATCTTCCAGCATGCCCTCAATGCCAGAGAGTGTATCAGCGACCATTTCGGGGGTGAGTTCATCACCGCTATCGGCCATTTCCTGCAATTTTCGGTAATCAGTGGCTAATGATATGGCGGTTGTGCTCATGCTTTTTCTCCCTCAGTGACAAATTTTGCCAGGCACTCATCTTTGATTTGATTCAAACGGGTTAGACGGCCGGTGAGATATTTGACGTGTTCATCATCATGGGATGATTCGGCATTCTTGAGATGAACCCCGATGGTGCGTGTTAGTGAGGTGCTGATTTTTGTCACTTCATTCGCCGTGACTGCTGTTTTCATGGTCTCGGTATTGGCTTTGAATTTGTCGTCTAACTCTTTACGTAGACGAACCACATCATCAGCTTTAGTGCTGGCATTTTTAATACCGAACTCAATATTATTGTCGGCGGTGTATTCAGCATCATCAAACAGCCCCATAAACACATCAGCGCTGAAACCAAGCTGTGCTAATGCTTTGGTCGTGGCGTCCGTTAGGCTTTTCTTGCTGACTTCATCGTCACAAATGAAACCGTTGGTACTCTGATAAATATGCTTGGTATGACCAAAGGCAGGGAAGCGGCCCCGGCCTCCTGCGTGTTGGTACCACAGTTCAATCCGCATAGTGTGATTGGATGTCCGTAGAATGGTGCCATCCCCATCACGCATGGGTTTGCGCCCAACTTCACGGTTATTAGCATCATAGACTGGCTCCATAAATGGGATGCCGGGTATAAATTCCTCACTGATAATATCCACGCCCCAGCCGCTACCAAAGGGGCCAAAAATTTCCGTGGCTCTCATCGTCTGATAGGTAGGATTGATGCTGGTTACAGAGCGAATAACTTTGCCATTTTTGGTCGTGTCTTTGCGCTTGGTACGCGCGGGATCGGTGCGCTGTACTGATTTCCAGATACTTAAATTATCCTGAGACTCTTTTGGTAACTTAGAGATATCCTGATCGATCTGTGATGCCCGTTGTTGGAACTCATCTGCGGTAGGAGGCGGTGATTCAGGCTCTATCTGCTCACTGGCATGGGTCTCGGCGTTAATGGTCGCCGTTTCATCATTAATGGCGCTATTGGCAGTGTCAGATGCATGATTTAGCTGTTCTGTTGCATCTTTTGGTACTTTTGTATCAGTTTTTGGTTTTTCGATTGTGCTGGTATTCGCCGCTGAATCGTTGGCTGCGCCGGTCAAGCCATCAACGCTGAATTTGCCATCGCCAAGGTTTGCTACTTTCACATCATCGGCTTTTATTACATCAAGCTGTAAACACTGATTGATATAGGCTTTCAGCTTGGCTGGGTCTTTATGAATATCCAATTCAGCACCGCGGATCATTGCAAACAGATCATCACGGGAAACCGCTAAAATGGCAGGGATAATCCGCAAAGCAGTTGACCAGCGCCGCCAAGCCTCATCACCTTTTTCTACTTTTTCTTTAGCGCCACGATAAATGGATGATGGCACTTCCCAAACATCATAATCACCGGGGAACAGGGCGCAGGCGATTTCAAGATCGAGAGAGGTGTAATCATGCTTATAATCGCGTTCACGATGACCCGCTGGCGTTGGCGATGAATTGGCTTGTTCATTAGCTTGACTGCCAGGGTGTTCCCGCTCATCCGGACGGGAGTTGATCCACTTTTCAGCAAACTTGTTAACGTCCGGCCATGATTTAAATACCGGAGTGTGGGCCTGAACATCATCGATGAGTTGTGCCAATGTAGTGATGTACATGTGCTTAACTTGTGGTAAGCGTGGCAAGCCATCAATAACTGCACGATATAACGGCTCTGATTCATCATCATTAATTAAATCGTATGCATTAGATAATAGATGGCTATCAACAATTTCAGGCTCTACGCCATATAATAAAACATATGCAATTCTTACGTTAATTGGTAAATCGAAGATGTTCTTAACATTGTCAATTTCGTCAGTATTATCAATAACGATAGGTTCAAATTCTTTAGTTTCATCATTCCATTGATTATGTTCCATCCATTCAGTGCTGAATATGGCATTATCTTCAGCATCATCATGTACCGGCGGTCGAGGGGAACCCACACGATCAGCACACACTTTAGGTGCAAAGAAATTACCACTTGATCCGGGGAATTCCCCTTCTAATAACATGGTGGATTTCATTGTTGCCATTTTTTGATTTTTGGCATCAACAGTAATCGCCATGGCTACAGCACCATTTGCCATAGCTGATTTTTTGGGTAGAAACCCACATACAAATAAGCTCATTGGTCATTCCTCGCTAATTATTTTTAATCTGATAATAACAATCGGTCAGTGCTATTAATTCATCTGTGGGTAATACATGATCTAACGACGTAGAGTCACATTTTTTAATTTGCTCTAAAGCCAGAGAAATTAAATCACGTATATCGATAATTCCATTTTCTATAAGATCTGCAACTGTTCCCATAATGACATCACTGCTGGCTCCAACCTCTACCAGTGCAGGCGATTTAGTCGCATTTACGATAGTGATAGAATCAGCCAGGATTCTTAATGTTGTCTTTTGCATAAAGATCCCTATATAATTTCGGCGTCCAGTGGTGGAAGCCATTGGTCATATCTCGCTAGAGTCGGTTTGGTCGCTGACTCTGCCGTCACCGGGACGTTAAGCCGGTAAGATTGCCCACCTTGTGTGGGCTTTTTTACGTCTGTTTTAATGCCGGTTACGTTTTCGGCGTCGATATATCCACTTTAATGAGCTGAGTTTTACGACCGTTTCACTGGTGTTGGCTGCAATTATTAATGTCTGGATTGAGTGGTTAAATCATCAACAACACTTGATAACAAAGCAGCTAATAATAAGTTACGGACGTTGTTATTACCGAAGCTGAAATTGGCCTCAATGACGTCATCTTCGCCAATACCAATATAATGCTGAGCGGCGGCTTTAATTGCACAGCCCATACAGTGATAATCCCCTAAAGTTTCACCACTAGGCAAAACAATAGAAGCCAGCGGTAAATTAGCCTCTTTATTTTTAACGGCATAGCCGATTACTTCATTTTCTGCGGATAACTGAGCAACGTCATTATGAAGTGGTGTAATAGATAATTTAATTTCTTTAAATTTCATTGGTCATACCTCGTTATTGTTGATGAATAATGGCATCGACTGGGTAGCAGTTGCCGTTGAATAACCTATTTTCGAAAATGACTTTTTCACATTCTTGTTGGGTGTCATAAACTTCATAGACAATATCTCTACAAATTTCATGAGCAGGGCATACCGATACAACTAAAGCGAATAATAGTTGCTCCATAAATTTCCTGAATATTAAGGGTTAAATTATCTCGGCAGTTGCTTTCCCACCATCAGTAATTTTTAGATAAATCGATTCGCAATGAGGGCAAGTCGCTAGTGAATCCCAAACTGCGTTATCTATTCCTCTGCGTGTTTCAATTTCTTTATTACATATTGGGCAGCGAAGAGTGATGAAATTCACCCCCTTGGCTTTAGCTTGTGCAACATATTTACTGTGGTCATCCAATAGCTTTCCCATTGTCTATCCCTTTTTATCTGCTTTCAGATTGTCAGAACTTGCTTACCTAAGCGGCTGTTGTGCCGTTGATGGGCTAAAGTTAATTTAAACTAACAATAAACTCAATTGTAAATTTAAATAAACTTAACAACAAGGGCGAGATTAGCGGTAAAAATTTGAAAAGTATGAATATTTATTTGGCGAGTTTTTTTCTGGTTTGTAACAGCTCTTCAAAAAGTCGGTTTAACTCATCAACTTTAAGCCGAAGGTCTGTTAAGTGCCGCTCTTTTTCTGATTCAGGAAGAGACGCAAACAATTGAATTAGTTCAGCTTCTCTCTCATCAAGTTCAGGTGGGATCTTTACTGCGGGTGAGGGGGATTGATCTGTATCCCCGTATAAAATCCACGTTGGTGAGCACTGTAATGCGGTACTCAGGGCAAATAGATTTTTGCCAGAAGGTGAACTGTCGTTGCTTTCCCATTGTGAAATGGTGACATGGGACACTTTCACCGCCTTTGCAAGGCTGCGTTGGGTTAGTTGCAGCTCATTTCGCCGCTCTCTGATGCGTTCACCGGGATTTTTCATAGTTAGGTAATTCTAAATTCTCTTGACTTAAATTTCCTGAACAAATAACTTGTTAACTAAATCTAACAACAGGGGAGGCGACGTGTTAAAAAAAGATGCCATTCAATATTTCGGCACCAAGAGTGCTCTGGCAAAAGCTGCGGGGGTTAAGCCGCCATCGGTTTCTGCTTGGGGTGATTTAGTCCCAGAGAAAAGGGCTGTTCGATTAGAGAAAGCCTCTAATGGCGAATTGCATTACGACCCTATTGACTATGACAAGCCTATAGCACCAGCACAGTAAACGCTGATTTTTAAAAATCAGCTTTCATAAGGAGGTCACTGTGAAATTAAAACATGATGCCATCTGCGCAGAATTGCGGAGCTGGGCAGCAGAAACCAAACAAGAAATTGTCGCGGCAGAAGTAGCACAGGCTTATTTCGATCTCGGTGGTGATGAGCTTCCACTCACGCCCATTGAGGATGAACACGCCACCCACAACAACAAACAGCGCTTGTTTCGCTGGGTTGATAGTGACACTGACAAGGCCAGAGCAAAAATCGCCGAACTTACTCCAGCCATACTTCAGGCATTGCCAGGAGAGCGGCGTGCCAGATTGGAAAACCCCAATTCAGTGAATTATTTGGCGGCACAAGCATTGCGCGATTTCTCGCTGGCGATGAGTGCGGTGTTGTTGGGCTGCTCTGATATGTCACAGAAATTAATTAAAGCAACTGAGGCAATACATGCACTTATTCCGGTGACACAGCAGTTGATTGCATAACGAGGTATGACCAATGGCCAGATTTTCCAGAGAACAAGTCGAGCAACAATTACGAGATGAACTGCAACGTGTCGGTTTTAGCGAGACAGTCGCCAGATCGGCGGCTATTCAAGGCGGTAAGCATTACACCGATACGCCGAACTCTACATTTGCCAGTGCATTGGCTTGGGCTAAGACCTATGCCAAACCCTATAAGCGGATGCGGGATAAACCGGTAGCGAAAGTCGTTAAAGCTAAAAAGCCGTGGCGGGTGTCACATGGCTAAAAAACTGACTTATCGCAATGGTTACCGTTACGGAAATATGCCAATTACAGCAAATATGGCGCGGGTGATTTTACGGCAATTTACCCGTGAAGCCATGCATGGGCAACGGAGAGCATTTAACGCTCTTTTTAATACTAGTCACGCCAAATGTAACGTTATCAGCGTTACAGAGCAGCACTGAATCGGGGTAGGTATGGCATCAAGTTGGATAAAAGTCGAAGTGATTACTCCAGATAAACCGGAGATCTTCCAACTGGCTGAAATCCTGAATGTTGACCCGGATACCGTACTCGGAAAGTTAATCCGTGTTTGGGTCTGGGCTGATCAGCAGACCATCGACGGTAACGCAGATTGTAACGCCGTTAGCGTTACCCGAATTGGCATTGACCGTATCACTTTTATGTCGGGCTTCGCTGACGCACTGCTTTCCGTTGGATGGTTAAAACATGATGGCACAAAAATGTATTTCCCACATTTTGAACGCCATAACGGAAAAGGCTCTAAAAAACGGGCAGTTACCAGTCGGCGCGTTACAGAATTCAGAGATTCGAAATCAAAAGGTAACAACAAAGGTAACGCTGGCGGCGTTACACCACCGGATCAAAAAGCGTTACCAGAGGAAGAGTTAGAGGAAGAGTTAGAGGAAGAGTTAGAGGAAGAGTTAGAGGAAGAGAAAGAACTAAAAGAAAACCCCCCTGTACCCCCCAAGGGGAAAAGGGAAGGTAAGACATTTGATCCGTTAAATATCGAACTGCCGGAATGGTTACCGACTGAGTTGTGGGAAGAGTGGGTTCAATTTCGTTGTGATTTAAAAAAACCAATTAAAACCAAACAGGGGGCAATGGGCGCAATCAATCAGCTGGCGATATTCAAGGAAAACGGCCATGCACCAGCGGTGGTCATTGCTCAAAGCATTGCCAATGAGTGGCAGGGATTGTTTGAGCCGAAAGCCAGCCAGTCCCATGCAGGGCATTTGAATATTGATTTTGAAGGCGCATTCCGGCGGCTGGTACTCAAGGGTAATGAGCCAAAAAACTCAGCCGAACGCAGGGCATTGAAACAAGCCCAAAATGCCAATTTACGGATGAAAAACGAAACGATAGCTCATAACGCCTGGCGGGCTTATCTCAAACAGGCTTACACCGAAAGTGGTGAACAGCCCTATAGCGGAGATTAAAAAGTGGAAACGATCAATATCAACCGAGCGGTCTTTTGCGATTACTGCGGCAAAGGGGCGAAGCTGGTGCGGGGACATGAAGTTTACCCTCAGCGGCAAGACTTAGCTTCACAGTTCTTTTGGTCATGTGCGCCTTGTGGGGCCTATGTGGGCTGTCACAAAAACAGTGATGCTTATCCCCTTGGCCGTCTGGCTAACGCTCAGTTACGAGCGGCGAAGCGGTTGGCACATGCCGCATTTGATCCGCTGTGGCAAGAGTTTGGCATGAAGCGACCAGAAGCATATGAATGGTTGGCCGGACAGTTAGAGATTTCAATGTCTCAATGCCATATCGGCATGTTTGATTTAGACCAATGTCGGCGGGTGCAAAAGTTAGCAACGGATTACAAGAATTCCCTGTAGTGAGCGAGGTATGACCAATGGAAATTAATAACTGTAATAATTTTATCAATGATAATCGGCCAGTGATTGACGACAAATGTGATCATTCATCCTGCATCATTGATGCCTGGGGAATGGCGGCTCGCGCCAGATGCCGAGCGCCTTACACGCCACCGGTCAAGCCGAAAAAAGTGGTAATTCCTACATCGAAAGCAACGAAATCAGAGAAGCTTAAAGCGGCCAAAAAATCTAACACATCATCAGCACTGCGGCTAAAAGCCAGTGAGCTGGTGGCAGTGATGCTGGGTAAAACATTGACCTATACCGGCATTCTTGCCGCGCTTGATAAATCCTATCCGGATCACGGCATTACGCTGCGCATGTTGCAGATGCGTATGATTGGCTTGATGAAATCGCCACATGTTGACATTACTCGTCATGAAAAACCGGTAGCGGAATTTACCTTGCACAGTGTCAGTGAGCGTTTTTATGCGGATTCGATACTCAGGGCCAAAACAAAAGGTGGGGGGGCTCAATGATCTGGCCTACGGAAGTAAATCAATGTGCCTCATCGGTTATACCGGTACATGCTTTGAGTCCCGACCACCAGCAACAGCTTTTGCTCCAAATGAATCAGATGTTTTTAAATCGAGATAATCCGCAGCATATCCAACAGACAGCACATGCATGGGCGCGGCGTAAAGAAATCACGGTAGCGCGGCCTGATTTACAGGATGGTCTGGTGGTTGTGGGGTTCGCTGGTGGCGGTGGCAGCTGTGAGGGCATCAAGCAAGCATTAGGCTATGAGCCACACATCGCGATGAACCATAACCCTGTGGCGATGCATGCCATCAATCACCCACGTACGTTGCATTACCCTGAGGATATTTTCAGTATTGACCCGCTCATCTCAACGGGCGGTTTGCCGGTATTGCTGGGTTGGTTCAGTCCTGATTGCCGTCACTTCTCCAAAGCCAAGGGCGGCACGCCAGTTAAGAAAGAAATTCGTGGTTTAGCCTGGGTGGTGTTGCGCTGGGCGCTGGCAGTACGTCCACGCTTTCTGATGTTGGAGAACGTCGAAGAGTTTCGCGGCTGGGGGCCATTATTGACGGATAGTCAGGGTAATCACCGACCTGATCCAGCCCGTAAAGGCGAAACGTTCAAGGCGTTTATTGACATGCTGGGTACCGGTATTGATGGCAATCATCCAGCGCTGACCGAAGTGTGTGAGTTTTTGAAGATAGATATCAATGGCCCTGAGGCGGCAAGGTTGGTTTCAGGGCTAGGGTATAACGTTGATCACCGGGAGCTAAAAGCCTGTGATTACGGAACCCCCACCATCAGAAAGCGGTTGTTTGTGGTTGGGCGGTGTGACGGTGAGCCGGTTGTATGGCCAGAGCCAAGCCACGGCGCACCAAATTCTGTAGATGTGCTTTCTGGCATGTTGCAACCTTGGCGAACGGCGGCGGGGTGTATCGATTGGAGCCAGCCAACACGCTCTATTTTTGGTCGCAAGAAAGATTTGGCTGATAATACCTTGCGGCGCATCGTCAAAGGGCTGCAACGCTTTGTTATCGATAACCCTGATCCGTTTATTGTGCGATTGGGCCAAACCGGTTTCGGTGGCGATCGTCTGCAGTATCCAATAGACTAACCGCTAACCACCATCACCAGCAAGGCCGAGCATTTATTGCTGGAGCCGTATGCGGTGAAGTGCAACCACACCAGCACCAAAACCAAATATGATTGCTTCCGTGGGCAGTCATTACGTGATCCGTTACAGACCATCACCAGAACTCACGGTTTTGCTGTCGCTGCGCCGGTAGTTGTGCGTCAGTTCGGTAACAGTACGGCAAATGATATCAATACGCCGTTGGGTACCGTGACGGCGGGTGGGGGCGGTAAAAGCCAGTTAGCCAGTGCTCATCTTGTAAAGCATTATGGCGGCAATTATACCGGTGCCGGCATCGAGATTAACCAGCCATTGCATACTATTACCACGGTTGATCACCACGCGCTTTGCACCTCACACTTGGTACAACTACGCGGTACATGCCGCGATGGTAAACCCATCACTGAACCGGTACCGACCTTAACCGCTGGCGGTAATCATGTCGGGATAATAAACGCCTTTCTGACCAAGTATTACGGTACAGGTGGCGCGGTAGATCTCTCAGAACCAATACACGCGGTGACGACCAAAGAGCGCTTTGGCTTGGTGGAAAACAATTTTGATGTTGAACCTCTGACCGACGAGCAACGCTATAACGCCTGGAACTGTGCGCGGCTGGTGGATCACTTCAGCGATTTACCGGACGACTGGAATTTATTCCCCGCACCACGACCACAATATCTATCGGTAGGCGAATACATCATCGTTGATATATGTATGCGCATGTTGATTGCACGTGAACTTTACAACGCCAGCGGGTTCCCACCGGATTACATTATTGACCGCGATATTGATGGCACCCTCTGGCCCAAATCTGAACAGGTAGCAAGATGTGGCAATGCGGTACCGCCACCCTTTGCCGAGGAATTGGTAAGGGCCAATATGCCAGAGCTGTGTATCTGGAGGATGGCGGCATAATCAACAAGAAATCGCTGATATTCATACTTTTTATGTGGTTATATCCGCTATTTAGAATATGAAACTTTACTTAACTGACATTTACATGAAATCGGTTGAATCAGGTCCCCTGTATGGGGTTATTGAGATCATAAAGGTATTAGCTTAATGATTACTATAGAAAACTTGATTCAACACTTACCAACGGATGGTCGAACTGTAATTCATAGTGAAAAAGGTAACATAATAAGTATTGAACAATTAAAACCCGATCAGTTTATAGCAACGCTGCCAGCCTTTATCGAGATGGCAGAAAGAGCGGGGTATATCATTACAATCCCTGATATTTAACGGTATAATAACCAAGTCAGCCTGAACAACTGACAACCTAAGTTGTTGTTGTGTCATCACCCTTGGGGGCAAGATGGCACAACTTTCATTTATCAAATCTGGCAATGAGACACTGACACCGGCCACGCCCGATGTTAGGGATTTTCTGCATTATAAAGTCAAGCTGGGGGCTATTCTCACCGCTGATTTTAAGCAGGTCCGCAATCCAAAGTTTCACCGTAAATACTTCTCTTTATTGAATCTGGGTTTTGATTACTGGACACCCTCCGGTGGCACCATTTCGCCTGAAGAAAAGAAACTGGTGCGCGGTTATGTAAGCTATTTGGCAGAATATGCCGGTCATAGCGATACGCTGGAAGAATTAGCTCGTCAGTACCTCGATACCTTGGCAGAACAGCGGGCCGACCGTGTAACCCTGCTTAAATCCTTTGATGCTTTTCGCCGCTGGACAACCATTCAAGCTGGTTATTACGCCATTATTCAAATGCCGGATGGCTCGCAATTTAAAGAACCTAAATCGATCTCTTTTGCCTCGATGGACGATACCGAATTCTCCGAACTCTACAAAGCCACTCTTGATGTGCTTTGGCAATTTATCCTGAACAAAACCTTTAGTACGCCAGCTGCCGCAGAAAACGCCGCCAGCCAGCTATTAAGTTATGCGTAGGGGGATTTATGGCTAATTTACGCAAAGAGGCAAGGGGCCGTGAGTGTCAAATAAGAATCCCCGGCATATGTAACGGCAACTCTGAAACCGTGGTTCTGGCTCATTACCGGCTAGTGGGAACCTGTGGCACCGCCATCAAACCACCCGATGAGCAGGGAGCTTGGGGATGCGGTGCATGTCATGACGAATGTGACCGGCGCACCCGTTTAATTGATAGTGACACCGCCCGTCTGTATCACGCCGAGGGCGTTATGCGCACCCAGTATATTTTACGAAAGGAAGGGAAGTTATGAGAGCCGCACCGCAAAGCCTGCCGTCAGAGCAGGAAAAACCAATGCTGGATATTCACTATCTATTGGAGCTTTGGGGAGCATGGGCCGCTAATGATAATAGCCAGGTAGATTGGCAACCTATTGCCGCAGGCTTTAAGGGGCTGCTCCCCTATACCAACAAATCACGGCCACAGTGCTGTGATGATGACGGCATTATGATTGATGGCTGTGTAGCGCAGCTAAAGTGTTATAGGCAAAAGGAATGGGAGTTGATCATATTGCATTATGTAATTGGTTTATCAATGAGGAAAATCGCTAAATTTAAAAAATGTTCAGATGGAAAAATAAGAAAAGACATGTACTTAGCTGTTGGTATAATTGAGTGGTTAATTATTAATCAAAAAAAACTCTACGCAGAAGTAAATTTCGTATTTTAACAGCACGATGAATTATAAAATTTCAGACTATGTGGTACATTAAAAATCATATTAATGCTAATAAAGTTGTGCTGCAAAATCATGCATGTAAACCATACAAGAAAGTCTGATTATCTAGGTCGATACTTCACCAGTGAAAGAGTTGGCCAACTTCTGATTGACTCCATGCAGAACGTTTCTCCGTCTTTAGTATTGGACCTTGGGGCTGGGGATGGTGCTCTGACTGCTGCGGCATCAAAGCAATGGTCTGATGCTCTTTTTTTGACGGTAGACATTGATTTGAATGCGCGATCAAAATCACTTGAGTCTGTTACGCAAGGCCGATTCACTCACACAACAACAGATGCATTAAGTCATGATCTACCAAATAAAATAAACTTATCTTTAGCTAGTGCAGATGCTGCGATATGTAACCCTCCTTATATTAGACCGAAATGGCATAGCGATTTTAAATATATTTTAGAAGAGGCAGGTCTTGATGATGTCCTCTATAGTAAAAGAGATATTTCAGCAGAGCTTCTTTTCATCGCTCAAAATTTACGATTGCTTAAGAGCGGTGGTTTATTAGGATTGATCTTGCCAGATGGTATTATTTCTGGTGATAAGCATTTGGATCTCAGAAGAAAATTGCTTGAGTGCCATTCTGTTGAATCTGTTATTGAACTTCCAAGAAGAGTATTTCGCCGTACAGATGCAAAAACTCATATTCTAGTACTCAGAAAAAATGGGTTACCAAGTAAAAATATTACATTACAACGCGTTGATGAAAATAATAATTTTTGTCGTCCAATGCAAGTATCAACTTCAAGCGCAGTCGAGCGTTTAGATTATACTTATCACTCAAGAGACTTTAATAAGAGCAATGGAATAAAAGTTAGTGATATTTTAATTAAATTAGTTAGAGGTAACATTTCCTCATCAGAAAGACAGTCCAGAAATTATCCGGTTTTTCATACTAGTGATATGTGTTCGGGGCAATATTAAATTCCATTTAACTTTTTCATTAATAATGAAAAGCTAGTTAATAATGAGGTTGTGGCCTGCCATGGAGATATTTTAATATCTAGAGTAGGGCGTAATTTAACCGACAAGATTTGTATGGTTGAGAATGGTAATGTAGTTATTAGTGACTGTATAATTTTAATCAGAGTTTCAATTGAACATAGAAATAAATTGTTCTTATACCTAATTAGTTCTGAAGGTAAAGATTATTTGAATGCGCTTTCTCATGGTGTAGGCGCAAAGTTTTTGACACAGAAAGCCATCCTCAATTTAACCTTTTGAGCTTGAGAGATATATATGGACAATTTAGAAGAAGAACAATTGAGTTATACTTTACAGCAACGTGCAGATTATATCCCCTTAGACGAGTTATTAGATGAAACTTCTGAGGAGGGTGAGATTTTTAAGAAAGTATACGCAGAATTGACTAATAAAGGATTAAGAACAATCGTTGGCCCGCGTGGATGTGGCAAAACACATATGATGCGATATGCGTGGGTAAAATGTAAAGAGCAACCAAACAAACCGTTTGCGATATACGTTTCATTCAATCGCTATTTTCGATTAGAACCATTATTAACGAGTCGCGGAGGAGCAATACATCAATTCCATTCTTGGGTACTAGCTCGGATATTATTATCAATTGTTGATAAACGTAATGAATGGGATGGTAATAATATTACCCCTGAATATGTAATAAATAGACATGATTTTAAAATTGAAGAGTTGAGTAAATTTGTTTCACGAGTCGAGCGTTCACAGCCATTAGATGATGATGAAGCAGATGTGGTAGAAAAAATCACCATCGAAAAAGTACAGCAAATTATAGATGAAATTCGATTTCAAGCACAAAGGAATTTCGCCATTATTCTAATGGATGATGCTGCATTAACCCTTACTCCTGAATATTTACTCGAGTTTTTGGATATCGTTCGATCTTTAAAGTCTACAACAATAGTTCCAAAGGCCTCTGTCTATCCGGGAACGACAGAGAAAAGTCCTAAGTTTCATGAGGGCCAAGATTCTATATCAGTTCCGGTTTGGATATCTATTGATGATTATGAGTATAATTCCGTTATGGATTCCATAGCTGTAAAGCGAGTTCCTACTCTTATTGAAATACCTGATGATGTAAAGAAAATGTTCAAACTCGCTGCCTTTGGCATTCCGCGCGCCTATTTGACTATGCTCGATGAATATACGATAGGAGGATATAAAAATAGTCAGCAAGCTATAAATAATATAGTTAATGAGCATTTGTCAGCAAGAATTAATGAGTATCGTTCTTTATCTATGAAGGTTCCAAAGTTCCGGGATCTTATTTCTTTTGGGGAGGATGTTCTTGATAAATTCGCTAGTCTGCTAAAAGATGCTAATGTTAAATTAACTTTAAAAAAAGAAAAGCAGATTTATGTAGGGATCGAAAAGGATGGTATATCTCCAATTATTGAAAGAATGTTTAATCTCCTAGTTGAGGCTGGTCTTATTTACGACTCTGGAGAAGTTAAACATGGGACTCCACAACGAATTTATCAAAGGTTTATACCGCACTCGGCAATGTTAATATCACTGCGTGTTTTTTCTACCCATGAAAAGGGTGGCGCGGTTAAACAAGTATTGGATGGTTTTTCTTGGAAAAATACAAAGCATCCTCTTAGACGTAGTCTGTCAAGGATAATTAATAAAGAGCGGATAGCATCATTAAGCTTTGCTTTACCTTCTTGTAATGTGTGTTTTGCACCAAGAATTCATGATAATCAGAAATTTTGTCACAATTGTGCTAACCAATTAGTTGATGCATCAACATTTAATTTATGTTTGGATACTAAATTAGATGTCGTTCCTGGTTTGACTAAATGGCAAAAAAAGAAAATTGGGGAGTCCTTACCATTTTTAAAAACGATAAGAGACTACCTGGCAAAACAGGATCCTGCTGCTGATTTATTATTGATAAAAGGTATTGGCGATAAAAGAGCGACTCGAATCGTCGATGTTTTAGAAAGCTTTATTGACGATTTTTTATCGTAAGGGGGGGAGGGTGACAATTACAACAGCTACGGAAGATTTCTCTGCAATAGTGACTGTTAGATTACCTACTGGTAATTTTGATACTTCGAATTTTTTTTCAACTACATCAACAAATAATTATTCTCCCATTGATGAATTTTTGACAAATGCTGTTAGCTTGAACATGCTTTGGGTTACAAACGAGGATGAAATTTCCAATCAACTTGCGAATCTTCTTTTACTAGGTTATGTATCTGCTGTTGAAAGTTATATGAGGTCTATGATTCGTTCTTTAATTAACATTGATTTATTTGTACAAAAAAAATGTGAATCTTTGCAAGTTAGCTACACGGCAGCAATGCATCATACAAAGTTTTTGCTACCAGAAGCATTACTTGAAGAAACTGTTTTTTCCGGGAAAGATAAAATTACTACTAGTTTGAATAAATTTCTTGATATGAGTAAATTAACAGGAAGTTTGGGGGTTCTTTTAGATAGGTATGAATCGATTTGTCAGATGAGACATTGCTGTGTTCATCGCTTTGGAAAACTGGGAGTAAAAAATGCAATCGCCTTGGGACTAGAAGGGCATAAGTCTCTTATAGAGAAGCCAGTTATTTTGAACAGATCTGACTTATCACAAATAGCTGACTCTTTATTTTCCTTGGTTAAGTCCATCAATAATGAAGTTTTTGCTCATGTTCTTCAACGATTTATCGGTCCTAATAAAACAAACTTTACTTGGAGTTGGGACTATGGAACTGATAAAGTTATTTTTAATAAATACTATAAAATATTTCAAACCAAAGAAGATGCTATCAAGTCTCCAACTGCGTTAACATTGTACATAAGATTTAAGAATACTAAGGCTCCTCAAAATCGGCGATAAATGCTAACGCGTACGCAAAAAAGATTGTATTGTTACAAGAGTAGTTATTTAGTTACGTAGTTTGCACAATCAAAGAAAACCTCGCTTTTTGCGGGGTTTTGTCGTTTTCGCGTCCAAATAATCTGCAATAAGTATGATTATCATGTGATTGTGGCGCATTTCCTTTTTGCTTCACACCCAACCCATCTGGGAGGGGGAGACTATGAAAATGAGCAATATAACAACAGCGGTCTCCTATACCGTGTCGGGTGGTAGTTTCATTTTTTGGGTTAAAGAGCTAATTGCTGGCTTCACCCCTGATGAGTGGACGGTAATTGGTGTGCTTGGTTCGTTATTTTTTATGGCCCTGACATTCATGCTTAACGCTGGCGTCAAGATTTGGGATCGTCGCCACGGCTATAAACCGGATGGTGAGTGATGGCCTCGACCAAAAGCAAATTAAGCGCGGCTGTCCTGGCTCTGATTATGGTCACAGCACCAGCCACCATAATTCTTGATCAGCTTTTGGATGAGAAAGAGGGCAACCGGCTTGTAGCTTATCCAGATGGAAAGGGGATTTGGACTGTTTGCCGTGGTGCGACTCAAGTCGATGGCAAACCGGTAGTAAAAGGGATGAAGTTATCAGCAGACAAGTGCGCTGCGGTGAATCAGCTGGAGGCTGACAAGGCCATAAGCTGGGTAAAGAAAAATGTCTGGGTACCGCTGACTGAACCACAGATTGCCGGTATCGCTTCGTTTTGTCCCTATAACATCGGCCCGAGTAAATGTTTCACCTCCTCGTTCTATAAAAAACTCAACGCTGGCGACCGTAAAGGTGCATGCGCTGAAATCAAACGCTGGGTATATGACGGCGGCAAGGATTGCAATATTCGCTCAAATAACTGTTACGGGCAGATAGAGCGCCGTGCGCAAGAAAGCGAACTGACATGCTGGGGGCTGGATGAATAAGGCCATTGGATTAGTCATTGTTGTACTAGTGGTTATTGTGTCGGTTCTGCTCTTTAACAGTAACCGTCTCTCAAATGATATCCAAAAAGCGGAAAAAGCGCTGAGTGATGAGCAAGCCACAAACACGGCACTGGGAAACATCATCGATGCATACCAGGTGAATGAAGCCGCCAACCGAGCAGCCACCGCCCGCCAGCTAGAGAACGAAAGGAAACTACGCAATGAAAGTGAAGATCGGCTTAAGCGGTTTCTGGCGGCGTCGTCAGATGATAAGTGTGCTATTCAGCGCATGCCTGACGCTAGCATTAACATCATGCGCGAGTAAGTCGGTGCCACGTCCAGCCGCTAGTTGCCCTGTATTGCTACCGCCTGAATCCGCATTAACTGAATGCGAAGTGCCGGAGTTCGTCGGTACCACTTGGGGCGATAGCGGGTTGTATGCGCTGGCTTTGAAACGTGAGCTGCGGATCTGTAAGGGGCGGCTGGATGATGTTATTGGCTGGCGACAGAATATTTTGAAGGAAACTCATTGATCAGTACCAATAATGCTAATCTTCCTTATCTCATTAGAGGGAGAAAGCTATGAATTGGGAAGCTATATCAGCGTTAGGGACTTGGGCATCAGTTATTGTGACATGTGTAGCTCTTATTTATGCCGCAAAAGCTTTGAGTACATGGAGGGAGCAGGAAAAAGTAAAAGCTAAAATGGGTTTCAAAAAATCCCTTCTAAACTTTAGGCAGTCGTTCATATTTATGCCTGATATATTTGACATGCAGTTGGCTGCGGCAGGTAACAGTTTGATACTTATGGGTGATGCTGAGGGTTCTGAGAAATATAATCTCATTGAATATGCGAGAGGCCTAAAAAATTTAGTTGCAGCCTATGAGAACTGTAATGGGTGTTGGGTAGCGACGGAACATCTTTTCGATGGAAAGGGAGAGAGTGAGTTATTTAATGAACTTATCGATAGATTCAATGGCTATCTTGCTGGCAATACAACTAAAGATGAGTTTGTAAAATTATTAATAAATTTATATTCACGAAGATTTGTCTTTGAGCATAGATAACTAATTAGCCGCTGAAATGCGGCTTTTGAGTATTTGATAAGTACTCACCTATAACATCTTTATTTGAGATATTTAGCTTCAATTGACAATTTTTCACATGTCATATTGCCTGAAACCAATTGATCCAATGCTGTAATTAAAGTGAATTGCGACATCCATATTCCAAAACCAACCAATAGCCAAAAAATGATAAAGGCAGCTCGGTTTTTAGGCTTTAAAGTGTCGTTTAACCGTACTGCTATATCAAGCGCACAGCAGAACATTAAGGAAATACCGAGGAAAATCGCAATATTTTCAATCCAATTACTAGATGCAGGATAAAGACAAGACAGCCTAATATTCATCAAGAATACGATAGTTATGACTACAAAATAACTTGCGATGCTAGCGTATGATTGAGTTGTTAACTTGCTAAAGGATCTGACATTTTCGAGGGTCATTAACTTGCTAAGGCATTTGATGCTTTTGAGGATTATCTCTTTTATTTTCACGTGATTTCCCTATCTCTAACAGAGTAATGAGATTTATTGCATTACAGATGGCATTCACTGAGTGCCATTGATAATGCGCAAGTAAAGCCATCAGTAACACCTTCCGCTCACCCTGAGCATGGTTGCTGGTGGTTTTTTTTATTTAGGAAGGTGGGCGACCGCTGGTAGTTGTAGCTACTAACGGCCATTCATACCCACAGGTAAGGTCATGAGTACGAACCAAGGCCCACTTGCTCTCGAGAGCAGGGTCATAATAGTTGGAACATGCAAAATGACCATAGTAAAAAATCAGAATAAATTAGAGATAGCCTATAAATTACTCAATTCGTTGATTGTTTACGCAAAAAATGCCAGAACACACTCAGCGGAGCAAGTAGATGAAGTTGCGGCGAGTATTAAACAGTTCGGTTGGACAAATCCAATTCTTATTGATGAACGGGGTGAGGTAATTGCGGGTCATGGTCGTTTATTGGCAGCGGAACAGTTGGGTATGGAACAAGTTCCTACCATCACATTATTTGGGTTAACGGAGTCTGAGAAAAAAGCCTATCGCCTTGCTGACAATAAATTGCCGCTGAATGCCGGATGGGATCAGGATCTCTTAACTTTGGAATTAAGTGATTTATTGGCAGAAAATTTTGACCTTGGTCTAACCGGATTTTCGTCTGATGAAATCGATCAAATGTTGAATGTCGATTTTCTGCCTGGTAACGAAGATGATCAGGGAAAACTCGATCATCTGGACGCCAAACTCTGCCCACACTGTGGGGGTGTTTTATGACAACACTCACGGTGGATTGGGCGACTCATCAGGCGGCCAGCTTTGCTTGTCTTAACTGGCATTATGCCAAAGCGGTACCAGTCGGAAAATTGGTAAAAGTGGGCGCGTGGGAAGATGGGAAATTTATTGGTGTCGTTATTTTTAGCCGCGGTGCTAATAACCATATTGGGCAGCCTTACAGTTTGCAGCAGGATCAAGTTTGCGAACTGACCCGTGTGGCATTACGTCAGCATATATCGCCAGTTAGTCAGATATTGGCTAAAGCGATTAAATTTCTTGCTGATGTTTGCCCTGGTCTGCGGCTAATCGTCTCCTATGCAGATAAAGACCAAAATCATCATGGCGGGATTTATCAGGCTACCAATTGGATAGTATGAGGGACTATTTGGGGCCGGAACGGTGGGTGCATTCATCATCAAAGGTAAGAAAACCCACCCGCGCAGTGTTTCTGCCAAGGGGGTAAAGCAAAACCTTGAATCAATTCGCCAGCATTTAGACCCCAATGCCCAAGAGTTTAAAACATCAGGAAAGCATAAATACCTGATGCCCCTCGACAAGAAAATGAAAAAAATCCTAATTTCACGTCATAAACCTTATCCCAAGAGGGCCTGACGATGGATAAGCCGACGCTAGATAAGGTGGAGGCATTGGCAGGGCGTGGATTAACGGAACAGCAGATAGCCGACACACTGGAAATCGACATTGATAATTTAAGAAGAGATAAATCAGCAATCTCACTTTACCGGCTGGCTGTTCGCCGGGGAAAAGCCAAAGGGATAGCGGATATATCCAATTCTCTGTTTATCAAAGCCAAGAAAGGCGACACGCGAGCCATGATTTTCTTGTTGGAGCATTTAAAACCAAAATGTGAGTAAAAAATGAAAAAGCCGGATTGGGAGGCGATAAAGCGCGAATACTGTGCCGGACAACTTTCAATTCGCGCGTTAGCTGAAAAGTACGGTGTCAGTGATACTGCAGTACGGAAGAGGGCTAAAGCTGATGAATGGCCTAAGCCCGAAAAGGTTCGCAAAACAGGTTCGCATAATTCCGGTGCGAACCTGCGAACCAAAGATAAAAAATCAATTTCGAAAATTGAAAATATCGAATTGCCTGAAATTGAAAATCAAATTGAAGAAAGCCGCTCTATCGCCAGTAGATACGGGCTTAACGATATGCAGGCAAAATTCGTCAGTGAGTATTTAATTGATTTGGATAAGACGGCTGCGTATAAACGGGCCGGATATAAATGCGAGGGATTAACCGGTGCTGCCGCGGCCCGTCGGTTGTATCGCCATGTATCGGTAAACAGAGCCATACGCGATGCTATGGAAGCCAGAGAGAAACGGACGCATATCACGCAGGATGCCGTTTTAAATTGGTGGTGGGATATTGCCACGGCCAACGCCAACGAAATTTCAGAGTTTCGTCGTTTATGTTGCCGCCACTGTTGGGGGATTGAAAATAAATACCAGTGGATTAACGAGCAGGAATATCAGGAAGAGTCAGAGAAAAGGACTAATAACGGAAAACCTGCGCCACTGGATGATGGCGGTTACGGTTTTGACAGTACGCTCGATCCCAATCCAGATTGCCCACGTTGTAATGGTGAGGGGCAAGGCAGGGCGCATTTTCATGATTCGCGGGATTTATCGATTTCGGCACGCCGCCTTTATGCCGGAGTCAAGCAGGGCAAGTTTGGCTTAGAAGTCATTACTCGTAATCAGGACGACGCGCTAAAAATGGTCGGGCAGCATTTGGGTATGCTGAAAAATAAGACCGAAATCAGCGGCCCTGATGGTGGTGCCATTAGCCAGGTGAATTACATGCCAGAAGATTATGCGAAAGCACAGCAGATGCTAGAGGGTAAATTGCCGGGGTTGGATTGAATACTGACAATCAGACGCGCTTGCCAGCTTCACTGTAGGCTTCTTCACGATCCCGTTTACCCACGGCAACCACAAAAACCGTGATTTTTTCGTCTTGCACCTGATAAATCAGGCGGTATCCGGCGCTGCGTAGTTTTATTTTGTAGCAATCAGGTAAGTCGCGCAGTTTATTGGCTTCAACGCGTGGATTTTTAATCACTTCGAGTAGCTTTTTCTTAAATTGCTGACGTACGGTATCGCCGAGCTTATGCCATTCCTTTAGCGCCCGGCGATCAAAATCAAGATTATAAGTCATCCAGTGACACCCTGACCGGTTGTGGATTGGCTAAACGTTCTCTGACTACGGCGACCAGTGCTTGATCTTCATCGGTTAGCAACACGGATTTAAAGGGCAGTTTGCCACTTTGTGCCACATATTCCAGTGTCTGGCGTAGCAAATCAGAGGGGGTGACCCCCAGTTTTTCCAGTACCGCATAAGAACGATCTTTTAAGTCATCATCAATGCGAATATTAATGTTACCCATCTTTGAACCTCACTTATGTAATGACATCTGTAATTACAAATGTCATTTTGTCCCTATCGGGAAAAAAGTGCAAGGGGAATAATGGCGATAAATCACCCAACCATGGCGCGATAGCAGGATCACCACATGAGCGATATTCTCGAATGGGAAAATCTGGATTTCCCGTCGCGTGTCGCCCTGAAATCCAGATCGGAAAAATCATTTCTCAATTTTACCCGCATATGGTTTGAGCTGTTGCAAAGCGACCGGTTACTGGTGAACTGGCATCATAAAATGATGGCCTCAAAGCTGGATGATTTGGTCAATAACCGGCTGCAACCGCGTAACCTGATTGTGAACGTGCCGCCAGGTGGGACTAAAACCGAGTTTATTTCGGTTCATTTGCCAGCCTATATCAATATGTTGGTGCAGACTGGCCAGTTACGGCGCTTTCGAAATCTCAATGTGTCGTTTGCTGACACACTGGTAAAACGTAATAGCCGCCGCACCCGCGATATTATCGCCAGCCCTGAGTATCAATCACTGTGGCCTTGCCGCTTTGGTATTAATCAGGCGGAAGAGTGGGAAATCGTTAATAGCCGTGGCCGAATGGTGGGGCAGACGGTTTCACGCTCCAGCGGCGGGCAATTAACCGGTGGTCGTGCGGGTTTCCCCGGCCCTGATTTTTCCGGCTTTGTTGGGCTGGATGATTACAACAAACCAGAAGATATGTTTTCAGCTACCAAACGGGCCAGTGCGAACCGTATTTTGGTGAACACCATCCGTTCACGACGCGGTGATAAGAGTAAAGAGCATCCCACACCCTTTGTTTCGATCCAGCAGCGGTTGCATACCGATGACGCTACCGGATTTATGTTGTCCGGCAAGATGGGGGTGGATTTTCACCACATCACCATTCCGGCGCTGGTCAGTGAAGAATACATTGATGCGTTACCGGAGCCGTGGCTCTCGCAATGCTGGTTCTCGGTTAAAAATAGTGAAAGTGTGGTGGTCGGCGGGGTGCGTTATTGGTCTTACTGGCCGGTAAACGAATATGTCGGTGATTTGCTGCGGTTGTGGGAAAGCGACGAATACACTTTCATGTCGCAATATATGCAGCGCCCACGCGCACTGACCGGTGGGTTAATCGATACTGATTGGTTTAAACGCTACACCCATTTACCCCCGCTGACTCACCGCGCCGTTTATGTTGATACCAACTCCGGCAAAATTGAAGATTATAACGATTACACCGTCTTTACCCTGGTGGGGTTGATGGCAATCTCTACATTATTGACAGTGTGCGTGGCCGCTGGGACCCGGAGGACTTACTGACCACCGCCCAAGACTTATGGGAGAAATGGCGGCCTTATAACCCGAAACGCCCCGCGCCATTACGCCATATGGGGATTGAGGATAAGCAAGCCGGGCAAGGTCTGATTACCACACTAGTCAAACGTAAAAGTATTCCCATTTTAACTATTCCCCGCGGTTCGGGCCAAAACAAGCTGATCCGCTGCCTGAATACCATTCCGCAAATGAAAACCGGCTGTGTCTATCTTCCGGCACTGATGACTGACGACGGTCAAAAAATTCCGCAGGTTTATTACTGGGATGGCGCGGTGGCTGCATCGACTGATTGGGTGATACCTGCACTGACGGAATGCGCTGATTTCTCAGCGGATGACAGCCATAAAAACGACGACATCCTCGATACAATCATGGATTCGATAGAGATCGAATTAATTGCTGGTGGCAGCATCAGTTATGACAAGTGGGTTTAACGATGAGTGAAACACTGGATTTTGGCGGTAAACCCCGCATTCGCCTGACTGCTGATGGTTTGTCGAATGTAATGACGGGCATGGGTACCGACCGTGACCGGCGTATGTATAGCCGCTTTGTGTATGGCGCGATGCAAGATTTTGCCGAGTTGGAGGCAGCTTATACCGAAAACTGGATTGCCCGTTCGATTATTGATATTCCGGTTGATGATGCCACTCGCGAATGGCGCTCATTTCCGTCAGATGATGCTACCGCACTACGCAATGCTGAAAACCAGTTCAATATTCAAGGGGTCACCCAAGAGTCCTTTAAATGGGCCGGATTGTATGGCGGGGCGGGGGTATTGATGCTGACCGACCAAGACCTGTCTCATGAATTGGAATTAAAGAATATTAAAAAAGGCTCACTTAAGCGCTTGCTGGTACTGGACCGCATGCTGATCAATGGGCAGCAATACAACGTTTCTAACCCACTGGCTGAGAACTTTATGCAGCCGGATTACTACCTGGTAAACGGCGGTCAGCAGAAAATCCATTTCAGCCATTTTGTTCGTGCGCCCGGTGCTGCCTTGCCGATGCGGTTACGCATGATTAACGGTGGTTGGGATGATAGCCGTTTGAGGCGCTGTCTTGAGGATGTGAAAGATGCCGTCGCCGCCAAAGGGGGGATTTCTTCGCTAATTCTGGAAGCCAATATCGACATCATCAGCAAAGAAAATTTAGCCACTGACTTAGCATCTGGCGATATGGATGAAGCCATAGCCAAACGCTACAACACTTTTGGCATGATGAAATCGCTATTTCGGCTGGCGCTGCTGGATTCCAAAGAGAGCTTTGATCGCAAGCAAATCTCATTCGGCGGCTTGGGAGAAGTGTTGGCGGTACTAATGGAGTGGACGGCGGGCGCATCCGGTATTCCGATGACACGCATATTCGGCGTGCAGGCCAAAGGATTAGGGGATTCCGGGCAAGGCGACCAGAACAATTATTTCAGCACCATCAAGGGGGATCAGGAAGCGAAATACCGCCCATTTTTGAAAAAGCTGGATGAGGTGCTGGTGCGTTCGACGCTGGGTACCATGCCCGATGGGTTGGATTTTACCTTTGCGCCACTGTCGCAACCGACCGATAGCGAGATTTCTGCCCAACGACTGGCAGATGCACAGGCCGATGATATTCGCCTTCAGCAAAAAGTAGTATTGCCGTCGCAGGTGGCCCGTAAGCTGATGGAGCAAGGGGTTTATGGTATTCAAGAAGATGACATCACCCGACTTGAAGATGACGAATCAGCCGAACGGCAAGGTGATTATCAATTCCGGCTTGGCAACACTCCAGGCGATGATAAAAAACCAGCCGACGCGCCGGAGGGCACAACTCAGGCCAGTTAAACAGACAGATGAAACCGAACGTTATTATCGTGCTCAGTTACGTGAAATGGTTCGGTTGATGGCGCAGTCGATAGATGAAGTATTAACACCGGTTCTACGCCGTAATTACACCGCCGACAGTTATCTGGTCGATATCATCAAAGAGTCAATCAGACAGGCCGCCGACAAGTTTAATCGCACTGTGATGGGAGGTCAGGCAGACCGATTAGCCCAGCGAGTGGTGAGTCGCGCAGAATCTGAAAGTTCTGCGGCATTCGTTGAACAAATTAATCGCGCTATCGGTATCGATATGACCTCACTTATGGTCAATGAGTCATTAGTGGATTATTTCGATGCCTCGGTCGAAAGTAATGTCGCATTGATAAAATCACTGTCCTCAGATTATTTCGATGATATTCAGCGGGAAGTGATGGACAGCATCATGCGAGGTGACTCGCTCAGCACCATGGTCAGAAATCTCCAGCAAGTGACCGGAGCCAGCTATCAGCGTGCGCATCTTATTTCCCGCGACCAAACCGCCAAAATCCGCAGTGATATTACTCACACTCGGCAGGTAGGCGCGGGAATTAACCGTTTTCGTTGGTCTACCTCGCAAGATGTACGTGTCTCCGGTAATCCCGCCGGTAAGTACCCTCGAGCCAAAATCAAATGCTTTGAAATTTCCCGTAGCGATGTGGGTTATGGCGCGGGGATTTATCTTTGGTCGCGGGGGGCGACTTATAACGGTGAAAGCGGACTATTCCCCGGCAGAGCCCATATTGGTTGCCGCTGCCATGCCATTCCCCAAATCAAGGGGCTTGATTACTAACAGGATATATTATGCGGATCACCGTTCGTGACCGCGTGTCCTTTCCGATTAATTCCCAACGAAAAATGACCCTGAGGGCTATTTAAAAGTCCCCGGGCGGGTTGCTCGCGTCGGTGTGCAGCAATATCTCGCCTCTGAACTGGGATTAAAAGACAGGTCACCCGGTCAAATCGTCAATGTGTACCGGCCACCGACTGAGGTGTTTGATCCAGTCAGTCTGGCCAGTTATGACAATAAAGACGTCACCATTGATCACCCTGATGATTTGGTGAATGCCCAAACTTTTAAGCAGGTTACCGCAGGGCATGCCATTTCGCCGGGGCGACAAGATGTTGATGACCCTGATTATGTGGTGGTCGATCTGCTGATTAAAGATCAGTACGCCATTGATGCTATCAACCAAAATAAAGAGGAATTGTCAGCCGGTTACACCTCTGAATACCGTTATGCCCCTGGTATCGCGCCCTGTGGTACTGCCTACGAATTTATTCAATGCACCATCACCATCAACCATATCGCGCTGTGTGATCAGGCCAGAGCCGGACACCTGGCGCGGTTATTTGACCGTAACCCCAAGGGAGTAACCCCCATGTATAAAGTTGTGCTGGATTCCGGCGCGCGCGTAGAGGTGGCTGACGAAGCGACCCAGCAGCTGATCCAATCATCGATGGATGCGCTAAAAAAACGTGTCAGCGACGCAGAGGAAGGGCAGGAAAAAGCCGAAGCCGCTAAGGATGAAGCTGAACAGAAAAAAGAGGAGGCCGAAGCCAAAGCCGATGCCAAAGATGAAGAAATCGAGGCATTAAAAGAAAAATCGTCTGAGGATGCGATTTCGAAGCGGCTAGCTGATGTGGTGGCAGCGCGTGACTCTGCTATCAAAATTGCTGGTGCAGAATTTAGCTGTGACGCGGTAGACCCGCTAAAAATCAAACGTGCTGCGCTGGACAGTGCCGGAATCAAATGCCGCAAATACACCTCTTGGGATAAAGCGCCAGATGCTTATGTATCCGCTTATTTCGACGCTGAAGAAGAGCGCCGAGAAAACGAGGATGACGATGACCCTGATGATAAAAACTAGGTTAATGACTCCATCATCAATTTGGGCCGCGATATGAAGAAAGTCAAAACCGGCGATGCACAGACTACCCGTGATAGCGTGCGCCAAAGCTGGCTGGACAAACGTTATGGCAAACAAACGGAGAATAAATAATGGCGATTGCTCAGAGTGAATTCACCAAATGGCGCGGTAAAGCCTACGAGGGCCAAATTTCAACCACGGATGTCTGTGAAGTGGTCTCACGTCGAGTGGAAACCAAAATGGTGTCCTTTGGTCGGGCAGTGATCCGTGGGGTGGGCGCGCGTTCTTGTGCACCTGTCACGCCGACCACTACCGCCGCACAGATTATCGGTTTTACCGTGCGCTCAATGGCGGTATTTAGCAACAGCGTGCCGACCAATCCGCCAGATTATGAAGTGGGTTATGAGGTCGATCATGTGGCGTCAATACTGCGCCGTGGGCCGATGTTTGCTTTGTGTGTTGATGGTGCCAGCGCCGGTGACACCGTAACTGTGATTACGGCGACAGGTGTGAATCAGGGACGGTTAACCGCAGGCAGTGCTGGGGTTGAGTTGGATTTTGTCCGCTGGGTTGATGATGTAGTGGCCGGTGACGTGGGCGAGATTCGCGTTGATGGCATTTTAGCGTCAACTGGCGTTCCTACCCCTGCGCCCGATAGCGGCGAGTAAAATTAAAGGAAAACATGTATGAAACGAAGTGTATTTGACGTCAGCCCAGTATCGGCGCTCTCTTTTCTGGTGCAACAAGCTGCGCATATTGAATCGGAAATTTACCGACTGGAATATCCGCAGTTTAAGTACAGCACATTGCTACCACTGGATAACAGTGCGCCAGACTGGGTAAAAGTGGTGGCGTTCCGCTCGATTGATGCCCGTGGTGAGTTACAGATATTTGGCCCGAACTCGACTGACGTGCCGACGGTGGATATCGCCATGAATCAGGGCTTCCATGAGATCAAAACCGCCGCACTGGGTTACACCTATTCCATTGAGGAGATCGGTTTTGCCATGCTCAATAACGTCAATCTGGATGCTGAGCGCGGTCAGGCGGTGCGAGATGTGGTTGAACAAGGTCTGAATAAGATTTACTTGCTCGGTCACAATGACATTGGCGAGGGGCTGTATACCAGTTCCAATGTGGGTGTGGAGGCGGCTCCGGCGACCTTGGCCGATTTGGTGGCTGCTATCCCTACCAAGGGTACCCAACCGATCATTGATTTCTTTGGTGCCGCTTATAACCAGGTGTACCTGAAGAATACCGTCACGGTTCACCGCCCTAATGGTTTTGTTCTGCCCTCGGAACAACATCAATTATTGATGCGCACCCTGTTATCAACCCATAACGCTTCAAATGTCACCTTGCTGGAATTCCTGCGCACCAACTTCAAAGATATGGATTTTGATGATGATGTCTTGCTGGCCGGAGCCGGGGCAGCGAAGAAAGATCGTCTAGTGGTGTACAAAAAAGATATGCGAGTAGTGAAAGGCCACGATGTGATGCCGCTGCGCTTCCTCGCACCAGCTACACCAGACAACGTTAATTTCAAAGTGCCAGCCGTTTTGCGTACCGGTGGCACGGAATGGCGTATTCCTAAAGCCGCTCACTATGTCGATGGGGTTTGATCATGTTTAAACTCACTAACTTGCACACATCACCGCTGACGGTGACCGATGATGAAACCGGCCAGCGCATCACGGTTGCTGTTGGACATTCAGCGGCGGTGAATGGCGATTTTACCCGTCACTTGTTTACTCAGGCAGGCATGATGCGCGCCGAACAATTCGATGCTCCACTTAATGAGCATGCTGATGATAGTGAGCTGGATATCATCGCGGTGCGTGATGAATATGAAACCTTGTTTGGTAAAAAAGCCCCCTCGGCGGCTAAAGCATCAACTTTGCAAAAAGCCATTGATACTAAAAAAGTGGAACTTACACTGCACGATAATACTGGGACGGAAATCCCACAGGATAACCCGTCTGCGTGACGGGTTTTTGCTTTAGGGGGCGATGTGGATATTACTGCACAAATTGTGGCTGACTTTCGCGAGTATTACCCGGAGTTCAGCGATACCACCTTATGGGCTGAGCGCGAAGTGATTCAGGCATTGGAGGAGGGCGACTCGGAAACCGGCCAACGTTGGCTGAAATATCATGCCCGTCCGGCATCAATCAAAAAACGTGGCCTGTTTGCCTTTGCTGCTCACCGGCTGGTAATGCGCAAAAGGGCTATCAGTGGTGATGTTGGGGCGGCTTATGCCATCACATCAAAATCGGTCGGTGATGAATCCACCTCTTTTGCGGTTCCGGCGGTGACTGCTGACGATCTCAATATCAATGGTGATTTACCGCTGACCACCTACGGGGTGGAGTTCCTGCGCTTGCGTCGCCGAGCCGGTACCGGGGCCATGATGGTATGAAACTTCGGGCCGAAGTGCGGGGCGGGACAAAACTGGTGCAGAAATTGCGCCAGATCCATCAACGGGCAACCGCCAAACGTCGGGGGCTGGTGGGACTGCCGGAGGGGACTGGGGTGTATGAAGAGGGTGCTCCCATTGTGGTGATTGGTGCGGTACAGGAATTTGGCTCAGCGGATGGGCGTATCCCTGAGCGCTCATTTCTGCGCGTTCCACTGCGACAAAATCAGGACAACATCAAAAAAGCCTTTCGTGTGCTGACGGCGCAGGTCACTCGTGGCGAAATCACGGCATTCCAAATGCTGGATCAGATTGGTGCGCGTGCGGTGGGTTATTGCCAGGAGGCGATAGAAGCCGGTATTCAACCAGGCAATGCGGATGCCACTATTGCCACTAAAGGTTCCGCAACCCCGCTGGTTAACCACGGTACGCTAAAAGGCTCAATCACTCACGTCGTGGAGGATTAATCATGTTCGGTAATGGTCTGGATATGCACGGACATATTGATGCCACCTTTAATTCGCCTATTGAGGGCGGTATTCGGCTGATTCGACCAACTGCTGGTGACTATAGCGGCCGCGGTGGTATTTGGCAGCAAGGGGAACCGCAGGTCATCGAATTGCAGAAAGTGAATGTCCAATCAGCAAAATGGAAAGATATTCAAATGCTGATCGGCATGGGTGGCACGGCTAACCCGCAGGATCTGCGAGTGGTGCACATCAACGATGGTGTGCATTATCTTTGGCCCGATGATGAGGGGAAATTTAGCGACTTGCTGGAATTCAGCGATGGGCTGGCAATGCGACAATGGCGAGTTGCTTCCTGTGATAACCGGCCTTGGCGTAACTTTTGCCGTGCATTGGTTGAACGTTATCGAGGTGCGGGCTGATGGAAACCATTGAAGAGATGTATCCGGTATTTCAGCAACTCATTTCACTCGCTGCTGCTGTTCCCCTCGACCGTGTTGTATTAGCCGATCAAGGCCGTAACCCACCAATCGGTAATAGCTTATATGCCACTTATAACCCGGTGCCGGTTCGAGCCTATGGGCAAATACGGCGCAAGCGCGAATTTATCCCGGCGATTGCTGAAACTGATCCGGCGCTGGGGGAGGACTGGCAGGACTTGCAAGAAACAGTCTGTACCTCAATGGAGTTTTTGCTGTCGGTGAATTTGCTCAATAGCGGTGCGGCAACCGCCGCCATGCACTTAGCCAACGCCAATTTCCTGACGCCAGTCAGTGATTATTTGTTCCGCCATAAAATCGCCTGGCGTTTCTCCAGCAATTTCCGAAATCTCACCGGATTGTTACAAGCCGGGCTACAGCCACGCTATCAGGCTGATATCCATATATTTATCGAAAAAAACATATCCTACGCGCTGTTACGCGCCGCAGGGTTTGACATTCAAATCATAGAGAGAGACAGCTCTTATGGCTTATCCGGTTGATAATATTATTCCCGTCAATCTTATTTTGACGGCGGCAGGGTTGGGGTACGGTGATTTTTCCAGTGCGCTGACCTTTGCTGACCCGTCAGACTTAGCAGAAGCGGCAAAGTTTGATGCAGACTCATTCCGCGACTATGCCTCATTACCCGAACTTGGTGCTGATTTCCAAACGGAAAGCCCGATTTATCACATCGCCACTCGCTATTTTGCGCAAATTCCCAAGCCGCCACAAATTACCGTCTGGATGAAAAACGAAGAAAATTCACTGTTGGAAATTGTGAATAGCGCCACTGACCGAATTTGGCGTTATCACTACTTCTTTAAAGCCAGCGATTTAACCAGCAATGACATTATTCTCCAGTTGGCCGATTGGTCTGATGCCAATAGCCATCCGGTATGGTGGACATTTAGCGATAACGGCATTACTGGCCAGAACAAGATTGATGATGTGGTGTCATTGTTAAAAAGCAAAGGCAACCGCCATGTATTTGCTGGCTATAAAACCGCTGAATCCGTGACTACTGACCCGACCCAAGCCTATGCCATGGTGCAACTGGCCGCGGCATTCCATAAGTTCAGGCCAACAGGGTTAAACACCGCTATTACCGGCGAGTATCAGGTGTTACCAGGAGTCATCGGCGATGATATGGCCACCAGTGCTTATAATGCGTTAAAAGCCAAAAACGCGGTGTTTTTCACCAAAATTGAACTGGCCGGTCAAATTGATAACAGCCGGGTGATCAACAGTAAATCGATGTCGTCCTATGGCGAGTTTATTGATGATGTGGTCAATCTGGATGTGTTGAAAAACCATATTCAGGTGGATGGCTACAACTACATTGCTAATGTTGGCACCAAGCGCGCACTGACACCCCGCGACTATGACGGGTTACTGTCTACGGTTGCCACCACCTGCAAACGCTTTTTCAATAACGGGGTGCTCGGTACCGGCTCTTATGTTGATCCTGACGATGGTGTGACTAAAGTGGCTGATTTTGGTTTTGTTATCCGCTCCCGCCCGGAAGATGTCCTTTCGCTGACCTCAGACCAACGCAAAAAGCGTGTTTTCCCATTAACCACCTTGTTAGTGATTTTAGGCCGTGCCGGTCATATCGCTGAAATCAATGCCACCGTGGAGTAATCCCTTATGACCATGCACAGATACGGCGCTGACGGCTCTAACCTCACCGTCTTTGGTATTCCTATTGATGATTTTGGTGATACCGACCCACCAATCACCATTGAAGATTTAGAACCCCGCGCCGCGCTAAAACGCGGTATCGGCGGCACGTCAGTACGGCTGGACAATAAAACTCGCGCCAAACGGTTGACCATCAACCTGATCCCCGGCTCGGTGCAGGCCCGTCAGTTATTGGCGGTGGAGAAATCCGGTATTGATGCCACCTTTACCTTTTCACAGACCGGTACCGATGAACGTTTTGCCGGGTTCGACGGCATCATGACTAACCGTGGCCCAGCCACTCGCGCCGGGAAAAGTGGCGTGTCGGATGAACAATTTATTTTTGAATTTGCTGACTCAGAGGAAACCTAATTATGGGGCGTCAAATTGAAGTTGTGATCGGTGACACCCTTTTTCGCGGGGCAACATCACCGGCCAGAGATCAGGTGGAAATGCTGCAAATCGCCGCTAAGTCTGGTTTGTTACCGGCGATTAATCCCAATGTCACCGCAATGGGTATGGCGGCCAGTTTAGCCTCCGTCGATACGATGAGCTTAAACCGCTTGAAAGAGTTGTGTTTTAACAGCGGTAGTATCGTTCGCCAATCCGATAACATCCCGGTGGGAGAAAACCTGTTCCAGGATGAAGCCCATAATTACCTGGTATTGCTGGGGCAGGTACTGAGGGAAAATATCGGCCCTTTTTGGCAACTCAGTGGCGAGGGAAAAAGCGCGGAAAACAATCCGCAGCACCCTCCCGCGTAGACTGGTTTTTATGGCGACCCTGCGCCGGTGCCGGGCAACACTGCCCGCCGCTGGCAAGGTGGTCTGATATGCTGGATGGCACTTACACCATTGATGATGTGCAACTGATGCATGATGTATTGGATGAGATTATGGCGGTGGTGGTGACGAAGAATGATTGAACTACTAACATCTTGAACAAGATAATAAATGAAAAATAAGAGAGTGTTAATGCCAGCAGATTTGCAAATCGTGTAAAATGGAGAGCAGAAATTGCCAGCAATTCGTATAAAGGACACCTCAATAAGCACTTAATACAATCGATTATGCTGGCAATATGGGTTGATAGATTAGAACGTAGGTAATACACTCTGTACAATCTAGTGCTAGATACCACGCGATTTATTCTATTAATCAGGCTGATTTAAGCTAACAAAGGAGGTTTAAATGCTGACTTGTTTCGATGTTGCTGATTATATTTTGGCGCATAGTGATGAGGAGAACAGCGGCGACCTCATTTCTAACCTTAAACTCCAGAAATTGGTCTACTATGCACAAGGCTTTTCGTTAGCCCTGTTGGACCGTCCACTGTTCGAAGAGCCTATTGAGGCTTGGATGCACGGTCCAGTAGTACCTGAGCTATACCATAAATACAAAGATAATGGGACTCAGGCGCTTCCAGTTCCAGCTGATGTGGATTTCTCTAAATACAGTGATGATGAGAAAGAGTTGTTAGATGAGGTGTATAAGATATACGGGCAATTCTCTGCATGGAAACTCCGCAATATGACACATGATGAGAACCCTTGGAAAGAAACGTATGTAGAAGGGGCTGGGAGTCGAGAAATATCAAACGATTCTATGAAACGGTTTTTTGATACTTTGGTGAATTAATTGTCAAAGATCAAAGGAAGAATAAAACCACCAAAACAGGATGAATCTAATAGCCTCAAGGTTCATCCCGAATTTAGAGATTCTCCAGAACAAAGGCCACCTGAGTTTTCATTAAGATATGTTCAGAATGCTTATTGCATAACTAATTGCCAAGCTAATGAGAAAGTAGCATTCGTTGATAAGCTTTTCAGATTGAGCCAATTAAGTTGGGCTCAAATAAAACAGGTTGATAGACATAGTCTGGGGTTTGAAAAATTACCTAGGCATTCTATAAAAGCAGGAATTCCAAAGCATATAACTGATGATGTGGACTTGATTGCATTTAGATTTTGTAATAAAGCTCCAATGGTTGGTTATCGAAGAGAAGCAACATTCTTTATTCTCTGGTTTGATAGGGACTTTTCGCTATATGACCATGGCTAATTTGTATTAGTCAAAAATTCCGCTCTGGCGGATTTTTTGCATTATAACGCATGCCTCTTCCTTGCCTTGTATCATCTCACTTAATAGCTAAGGTAGCTGTAATTGTTAATTATGGGGAGGATTTGTGATTAAAAGAATAATAATGGTTTTTGCTTTCGTATCAGTGCTGATTTCGTTTGAAACAATTGCTGTGTCTTATGAAATACCTGACCACGTAATTAAAAAAGAAACCAAAGCAGGCTACCTAAGATGTAAATTAGTTTCAGAAGAATTAAAGCAACAATGGTTGTATTACGATAATTTCAAAATAAATCAAATAGCATTTTCTACTGGCGGAGGATTGGGGCCAAATAAGATTGATATTAACCATTATGAATGTACTATTTCTGCTGAGTCATCAGGTGGGAATGTCAGAAGAGTTAGAGTGAATATTGACCAGCGTTCTGATTCTAACCGGGTTAGATGGGCAATTAGAGATGACTATCCCATTTCTGAATGTACTGAATTGTATTTAGGTGATTGTCCCCAGTTCAAGAAAAAATAAGCAAGTTACCGTCAACCCGCCATCGCGCGGGTTTTTTTATACCTAAAATATGAGGTTTCCATGTCAGAGACAATTGATTCTCTATTGGTTTCCCTTGGCCTGGAAACAGATGCAAAGAGCTTTCAAACCGCCAATGATGCCGTTAAAGGGATTAAAGACGGCATATTGCAACTGGCCGCCGCAGCCGGTACCGGTGTTGGGTTAAAAGCCCTGACTGCGGATTTATCTGCCTCAGTATTAGAAATGGACAGGCTGAGTAAGATTACCAACTTTACCGTCAAGCAGATTGACGGCCTACGTTATGCTATGCGCAGTCTTGGTCTTAGCCCGGATGCGGCTAATCAGATTGTGCAAAAAATCCCTGACCTGCAACAGCGTGCCAGACAAGGGGAGTTAGGTGATAAAGCCTATTGGAATGGCGCGTTTAACCCGACGGAATTTGCCAATAAAACCGGCATGGACTCGCTCAAGTATCTAATAGATGCTTACGGCAAAATGGATAATGACCAGCGGCGAAATCTGCGCAGTGGAATTGGCAGCGGTGATAATGATCCTTTTACCCGCTTATTGGAGGGAGGTAGCAAGGGGCTTAATGCCTCACTGAAAAATTTTGAAGAGTTATATAAACCGCTCGATCCCAAACTTATTGATTCAGCCAACGAGTTTAATAAAGAGATGGCAGATCTGGCGACTAACTTTGACAATCTGGCCCGTTCAATGGGGGGCGACTTACTGCCAATCATCAATGCGTTATTAGAAAGTATTAATCAGTTTATTAAAGAAAATCCTGAAGTTTCAAAAGCGATTCTAACTGCTGCAGGTCTGGCCGGTACTGCCGGTGCATTAAAGTTTGTCGGCGGCATGTTGCCCGGCAGCAGTAAACCACCGGCGGGTGCTGGTGGTGGGCGCGGCTGGTTGTCACGCTTACTGGTCAATCCGGTCACCATCGGCGCGGCGGCGGCATTGACGCCCGGCAATATTTTCACCAGTGCCGACGATGCCAAAGCCATGAGTAATCCTGATGCGATAGGGCGGCAGAACTGGGCTAAAAATAACCCCGGCGTGCCTTACCCCAGTGATAGCAGCGACCTTAATAATCTGGTTGATGATCCCAACGTTCGCCAGTATCTGGAGGTGCTATCCAAAGCCGAGGGAACTGCCAGTTATGCCAATTCTGGCTATAACACGATGTTTGGTGGCGACCAATTCTATGACAGTAGTGACCACCCACGGCAATTAAAAGATTTCACCCAAACGGACGGTACTAAAAATAAAACCTCGGCTGCCGGGCGCTATCAGTTCACCAGCAGCTCTTGGGATGATGCCGCCAAAGCGCTTAATCTGACCGACTTTTCACCACGCAGTCAGGATCTCGCCGCGCTGTTTCTGATTCAACGTGCCGGTCAGTTAGAAAATGTAACGAACGGGAATTTTGCCGATGCCACCAACGGACTTGGCGGTGTGTGGGCCTCACTGCCATCATCAAATTACGCTCAGCCAAAATGTTCATGGGAAGAGATTCAGGGCTACAGCGACCGCCAAACCACCCCCATGCAATCAGTTGCCGCATCCGCGACCCGTGGTGATGTCAGGCTGGAGCAACACAATATTATTAATGTGGGTACCGTGGGCGGTGATAGTGAATCCATCCGTGATGGGGTGCTACAGGCCACTACTCAACTGGCCCAGCAAGCGCGCGACATGATGCATACGGAGCACTACTGATGGCTATTACCGGACTATTTACCCGTAACCGACCGAAAATCGGCAATCTCTATTTTGATGCATTACTGGAAGAGTCGAGCGAGCTGCGTACTGATGTCAGTGAGTTCCCGCTGGAAGATGCCAATACTGTCCACGATAACGCGGTTACCCGCGCGCTGGCGCTAACCATGATTATCGGTGTATCCGATAACTGGTTTCGTGAACTGCTGGCCCAGCAAGATAGCAGCATTGCCGGACTACTGGGGGCCGGAGCCAGTATCACTACCGGTATGGCGGCCAGTTTGCTTTCTGGCCGGGCGGCGGCGCTGGCAGGAGTGGCTGCTTCGGTTGGCACCAGTTTGTATTCCGGCAGCCTGGGATCACAATCGCGCTCAACCCGTTCGCAAAATTTACTCGAGCAATTGCGTGAATTGCAGCGTTCACATACGCCGTTCGAATTAGTGGCCAGCCGTGGAGCCGCCTATAAAAATTGCCTGATCACCAATACCCGCACCCAATTGAAAAAAGAGAATGAGGGCGGGCTGGAGATTGTGGTTGAACTGTTGCAGCTCAATATTATTTACGACACCGTTGCTGAAACCAATGACAACTTACCCTATGGCGATAGTGCTGCCACTCAGGGGCAACGTGAATACTCATTTTGTGAAGTTTTTGTCGAGGCCACGTAATGAAAGTTATCCCATTAAATAATAGTTACGCGATGCAGCGTTTTCGTGTGCAATTAAATAATCACTATTTGGTTTTTCGTTTGCACTGGCTCACCCGTTTTAATTATTTCTGCGTCGATATTTATGAACAAGGCGAGCCGGTAGTTTTGGGGCGTGCTTTGCATATTGGCGTTAATTTATTGGCGGGACTTAATACCGATATTGGCCCGTTGATATTAGCTGGGGAGACCCCGACTATCGCCAATCTTGGCATTAATAATTGCCTGACATGGTACCCCGATAATGAGTAGCTATTTTGGCCGCAATTACTTACTGACCATTACCCCAGTGAGTGGCGATGAACTTACCTATCAGCCGCCATTAGAGATCCGTTTTGCTGTCGATAATACCCCGCAGAATGTCGATGCCACCGCCAGAATTACCCTTTACGGCATTTCAGCGCGCACCCGCGCCTTGATCCAGCGCTATGACGACAAAGAAAAGCGTTATGGCAATTTGGTATTAAAAGCTGGTTATGGCGACAACATCGGCACGATATTCAGCGGACGGATTCACAATGTCGAAGTGGTCAAAGAGGGGGTAAATACCTGCCTGTGGTTATATTGCCGCACGATTGGTCTGGCATGGAATACCACGATATTTAAAACCTGGGGCGCGAATACGCCTGCTATTGCAATGCTCAAAGATGTCGCCGCGGCTTTTGGCCTTGATGTTGAAGTGATTGGTGACTTTTCCGACTTACCGCGTTTTGCCACTTCCTATAATTCTGGTGGCCGCTTGTGTCGCGATATTCTCGATAGCGTAAAAGATGACTGGAAATATTACTGGATGATCACGCCATCAAGGGTGCTATTAGCCAGAGAGGGAGCCGCCAGAAAATGGGCGACCCATGAGATCACCGCTAAAAATGGTATGGAAAGTGTCCCGCGCTGGTATCTCAGCACCATGGAAATTGACGTCAAAATGAATCATCAAATTCAGCCGGCCGATGTGATTAATGTCACCTCAAGTTTTTGGACGATTAATTTTAGCGGCATGTATAACACCGACCTCAATAATCTGGAGAATATTCAGCAGCAGACCGGCCAGTTTAATGTGCTGCGTACCTACCACGAAGGCACCTTATGGGGTGATACGTGGAAAACTACGCTGATCAGTCAATGGCGAATGCCCTGAGGTAATGATGATTGAGAGCAACCCGCTGTATAGCACCATGATGCTGCTCAAGCGCGATATGGTGCGTGACCTGATGATCGGCATGCCTGGTAAAGTCATTAGTTATAACGCCGATTTGCAACGCGCAGTGGTGGAGTGCGGCATTCAGCGCCATATCGGTGACGGTCAATTTAAGACACTCCCCGTTATTGAACATGTGCCAGTGCAATTTTTTGGTAGTGCCGAATGGACGGTTTTTCATGAATTACCCGCGGGTACCGAGGGCTATATTCATTTCAGCCAACGTTCTATCGACAATTGGCTCAGTCAGGGCGGGCCGGTAGCACCACTGGATGCACGGATGTTTAATCCGTCCGATGCTTTCTTTGCCCCTGGCTACCGCTCACAACAAACCGCGATTGTGGGCTTGCCGACCGAGGGTATTGGTTTAAGTAACAAAAGTGGTGGGGTGCGCATTCACCTCACTGATAGTGGAATGACTTTGACGGCTGGCGGTACTACATTGGCGCTTACCGAATCTGGCATGAGCTATAGCGGCCCAGAGTTTACCAATAATGGGCAAACCACCCTTAATGGCCGTACTGAGGTCACCCAAGGTGGCTTGGCGATTGGCGAGCTGGAAGTTGGTGACCACGACCACGGCGGCGTGCAACGCGGCAATGATCGCACTGATGGGCCGCAATAGCTCATTATCCTGATTTCATTCTACCTATTATCGCCCTGGCTTATGCCGGGGCTTTTTGTTTCCGGAGGCACTGTGATCCGCAATTTCCAAAATGGCGACATTGTTACCCACGGCAGCCAGTTTGCTAGCGGCAAAGAAGAAACCCGGCAAGCCATGATCTGCTGCCTACGATTATTTCTTGGCGAGTATTTTCTTGATGCCACCGAGGGAACGCCGTGGTTCCAAAGCATATTGGGCAAAACCTCACGCGATATTGCCGAAGCCAATATTAAACAGCGCTTATTGGCGGCCAAAGGCGTGCTGACCATTAACCGCTTTGAAATGGATCTCGATATGAAGAATCGCAAAATAACGATATTTGCCGCGGTGATTGATATTAATAACGACGCATTTGATTTCCTGTTCACTGAGGATCTTATCTAATGGCAACCATTAATCGTGACGGGGCTAGCGGCACCACGCTGAGTGAATATCTGGATACTATGCGCCAGCGTTATCTTGCTATTGATGATGGCTGGAATATTAACCCGGAATCGCCAGATGGTCTGGCAATAGCGGTCTGGTGTGAGGCATTAGCTAATTTGGATGAAGCGGTAATTAATGCTTATCACGCAGCCGATCCCAACTCAGCGATTGACCAACAATTAGACCGCATTGCTGCGTTCGCTGGAATCAAACGCAAAAGTGCGACCTATTCAACTGCCACCGTTAATTTTAGCGGTATCGCTTTTACTCCGATCAATGCCGGAACATTAATCAGAAATAGGGCGACTAATACCTTATGGGCGACCGATGGTGATGTTATTACTGACGCGGCAGGGAATGCGACGGTGAATGTCACTTGTACGCTGGCAGGGGCGCAGGGGGCCAATAGTCATAATCTGACCATTATTGCCACATCGATCGGCGGCATTACGGCGGTGACAAATAACACTGCAGCGTCAATGGGGGTGGATATAGAAACCAATAATGCATTTCGCATCCGGCGCAATGAATCAGTGGCATTACCTGGCTCCAATCAGATTGATAATATTTATGCGGCGCTGGTCAATATTGATGATGTTAAACGAGCGCGGATTTATGAAAATTTTGAGGATCAAGCCGACGAGAATGGGGTGCTCGGTCACTCAATGGCGATATTTGTTGATGGTGGCAGCATCGAGGATGTTATTAACAGTATTGCCATCAATAAAAGCCCCGGCTGTGGGTTAAACCGTTATAACACTTTCCCTAATAAAATCTCGTTGGATACTGTTACCCCAAAAGGTAACCCGATCACCGTAACCTTTTTTCGCCCCCAACTAATACCGGTTTATGTACGGGTAGAGATCGCCAGTAATAGCGAATTTATTGACGAAGAGATAAAACAGGCGATTGTCGATTACAGCATTACCGGTTTTGATCAGACCAATGGCTTTTCTAAGTTGGGTTTTAAAATTGGTGAAAGTATTGGTGCGGGCCGTTTATTTACCCCAGTCAATTATTTGGTGGCCGGTAATGGCTTTGTGAATGCGATTACCGTTGGTACTGCTGTCGAACAGGCCAATGAGAGTGCAGTGAGAATAGCCTTTAATCACCTCGGTGTGTTCAGTACTGAGAATATCGAGGTGGTTTATGTATAACCACCGCAAAAAAGCGCTGTCACGGATTTACCTGCAATATAAAAATGCGCCGAAACTGCTTGAATGGATCAGTATTTTACCGGACATCAGCCAATCTTCACTGGAAGAGCAGATCACTAAAATCAATAACCTGTTGGATATTGATAATGCCGAGGGCGATCAACTGGATATCTGTGGTCGCATTGCCGGATTTACTGAGCGGCCACTCATCCGCAGCGATTACTTATCGATATTTGCTTATAACGGTACCGGCGGCGCACAGCCCTATAATGTCGCGCCGTATAAAGCCCCGTATGAACAAATCGGCAAAGTTCCGGTGTCGGATTATCTCTATCGCATATTAATCAAAGCCAAGATCCAGAAAAACAACACCAACGCCACGTTGGATGAAATCAAAACTGCCGTTGATTACATTCTGGATGTTAATTCCGCCATCATCGATGGGCAGGATATGACCATGAAAACTATCTGGGTCGATAAACCGATCCCCGCTAATGTCTTAGTGCTCATTCAGCTATTTGATTTAATCCCCCGACCGCAAGGCGTCAAAGCCAGCCTGATCCGCGTTAACCATCATCCCTTTGCCTATAAAGGCACATTCGACGCTCAGCCTTACGGCATGGGCGCTTATATCTAATTGGAGCCACTATATGGCAAGAAATGACAGCTTTAATCAGCCGTGGGCCAGTGTGCCTGCACAATTTGAACGCCCCGGCGACGGCCTGATTGCGCGTGGTTGGGCAGGGGGGGCATCAGAAGATCCACCCGAGGCCAAGTGGGAAAACTGGTGGCATAACCGGGTCGATTTAGCCTTACAGGAATTGCAAAACCTTGGGCAGCTAATTTGGTTTACCGATGCCCCCTATCAGGCTGGGGCGAGAGTGAGTCACGGCGGCAATAGCTATATTGCATTGTCAGAAAACACCGGCGTAGAACCCACTGGCGCATTAGACATTGGTGTGTGGCGTAAAGAGGGGGCCAGTACCTATTTGCAGACTGCTAATAACCTCGCTGAAATCGCGGCGGCAGGGCCGGAGGCAATAGCTACCGCCATTGCTAACCTTGGCTTAACGGATACCGCAGCCATTGCCACCAATGCATTACAGAAAAGCCAAAACCTCAACGATGTAGCAGATAAAACCGCCGCACGAACCAATTTAGGGCTTAAAGGGGCGGCAGTGCTGGATGTGGGGTCAATCGCTAACACCGTGGCGGCGGGCAATGACTCACGTATTGTTAATGCGCTTCAGTCATCCAATACAGCAATCAATTTACTCGGCAGCCTGACTACAGCGGGCGCGCTAAAGGGGTCAGCAGTTAACGCGGTGGGCAATGTGACCGCAGGAAACGGTGCCGTATGGTTGCCAGGTGACGGCAATGTGTATGGCGCGGTATGGGGCGGCTATTTAAGCACTTATATTGCCAATGTAATAGCGCAAGCCAGAGTGCCGGATACTTACGGTATTGGCTCTTATGCTTTCGCCATCAATTCTACCAATGTCGGAAATGCCGTTAATCCGGGGGATGTGAAAGCGGGCAGTGAATTAAAGTGGAATAACGTTGCAAACTACAATAACGGACAAACACTATTAACCGGGACATGGCGTTGCCAAGGTTTTGCGGCGGTTAATGATGGCCTTACCCGAAACACATTATGGATGCGTATCTCATGATTAATGATATAGATAAAATTACTGCCACCGCGCCCCGCTCACGGAATATCGAGCGCTATATTGATGTTACGATCACTGACAATATCGCCGGTGGAACCTTTAATTTCAGCGCCGCGCCAGTAGATTCTATGACGTATTGTGTTGAGATCTACCAGCGAGCTTTAGCCGGGGATTATGGTGTTGTATCAGTCTGTCCCGATGATGGCAATTATTATGAATGGGATGGCTCCGGCTGGGTGCTGGCAAGAACCCATGCAGAACTGGAGCAAAAGGCAGATGAATACAAGAAAGCCAATTTATTAACGTTAGCCGCAGAGGCTATTGCACCGCTTCAGGACGCAGTTGATCTGGCAATGGCAACGGAGCGCGAAAAAGAATTGATTACCGCATGGAAGAAATATCGGGTTCTCTTAATGAGAATTGATATAGCGCAATCGCCTGATATTATCTGGCCGGTGGTACCAGAGTAACCAATGCCGGGCGCTATCGCCCGGCTAATTGTATATTTACTTTACATCTGAAAAGTATTTTTTATAGACACCAGTTTCAATAAATCGTTTGGCAGCCATCAATGAATTGTCAATTGAGATATGAGCACCGTCAAGAGAGTAGGGGATCTCTATTCCATTGTAATGGTATGAGTCACTTTCGTTATATATGGACGCTCCCAATAAACCAAGTGTTTTTTCTTGAAAATAGCGCTCAGGTATTGCAGCCATATATCCGGTTTCTTTATGGGCGCGATTGCGCCCGAACCATGATGAAAT